CGAGCCGACGCAGCCAGATTACTCAGGCTGTACGGCTGGATCATCTGACCATCACATTCCTTCCCTCCGTGCGATGCGGCAAGGGAGTAGCTACAAGCGATTTGGAGCACAAGACAATGTCCCAGGACACAGCCACACCCACCGAAGAGCAGACACCGGGACCCGAGAAGAGTGACGGCGAAGAGCAGCTTGGGGAGAACGGCCAGAAGGCACTGAAGGCGGAGCGCGAAGCCCGCAAGCAGGCCGACAAGAAGGCCACGGACCTGCAGGCGCAGATTGATGCGCTGAACACTGCCAGCCTCTCCGATCTGGAGAAGGCACAGAAGGCCGCCACCGATGCCGCGAAGGACGCTGAGGATGCACGCCGCGAGGCCATGCGTTACCGCATCGCAGCCAAGCATGGCATCAGCGAGACCGACGCGGCACTACTCCTCACTGGGGCAACCGAGGACGTCATGCTCGCCCAGGCCGAAAGCCTTGCGGCCCGCAACGAGTCCCCGCGCTCCCCAAAGCCTGACCTCACGCAAGGTGGCCACGGCAACCCCGCACCTGGGACAAACGGCGAAATGTTCGCCGACTTCATTTCCAAGCAACTCACCTAACCATCACACTCAAAGGAGGCCGTAATGGCCGGAATTGATCTGAACCGCACCACCTCTGGTGCAGCTGACCTTCTTCCCAAGGAGATCTCCACGGAGATTTGGGCAAACGCCCTCGAGGAGTCCGCAGTCATGCGGCTCGCCCGTCCCATCTTCGTGCCCGGATCTGGTGTCACCATTCCGGTCATCACCGGCGACGCCGAAGCTGACTGGGTCGATGAGACCGCCGAGAAGCCCGTCTCTCGCGCGGCCCTGTCCGCAAAGCAGCTCACCCCCTACAAGCTGGCCGTCATTGAGCCGTTCAGCAACGAGTTCAAGCGTGACCTGCCTGCTGTGTACGCCGAGCTGGCGCGTCGCTTGCCATCCGCGATCGCCCGCAAGTTCGACTCCACCGTGTTCGGCACGTCCGCGCCCGGCTCCAACTTCGCCACCCTTGGCGGGGCCGTCGCAACGCCGGTATCCCCGCACGCGTCGAACAACAAGCTCGGCTCCTACGCCGGGCTGGTGAACGCCTACAACGCCGTTGCGGCTGCTGGTGGCGCCGCTACCGGGTGGGCGCTCTCGCCACAGGCCAAGGGGCTCCTGCTCAAGCAGGTTGACCCCAACGGTCGCCCGCTTCTGTTCGACAGCATTCAGGCCGGCTCCCCCATTTCGCAGCTTCTTGGTGAGCCGACGTACTTCACCAAGGGCGTCTACGCCGCAGGGTCCCCCAATCAGATCGGTTTCACCGGCGACTGGGAATCCGCAGTGTGGGGCATGGTCGAAGGTATCCGCGTTTCGGTGTCCACGGAGGCATCCATTGCCGACGGAACCACGACTGTCACCGTTGGTGGCGGCGGGACCGGAACCATCGAAGTGCCCAAGCAGATCAACCTGTGGCAGCGCAACATGTTTGCCATCCTCGTCGAGGTGGAGATCGGTTTCCAAGTGCGCGACCTGACGCGCTTCACGAAGCTCACCGACGCAGCCGTTGCCGCCTGATCACCCGCCGAACTACCGATAGGAGGTGGGGTGGCTCATGCTCGCAACCCTGGATGATGTTTCCTCGCGGCTGGGCCGTCCCATCACCGACACGGCCGAGGTGGCGCAGGTCAACAAGTGGATTGGGGATGTGTCCCGGCGGATCGTCCGCCGGATTCCCACCATTGACAATTCCGTCGTCGACGGCACGATCAGTAGCGCGACTGTTAGCCAGATCGTCGCCAATGTGGTCATTCGCAAGATGGGCAACCCGGAAGGGTTCAGGTCGGAGCGGATCGACGACTACTACTACGACCGTGGGCAGCAGTCGGCGGACCTGTCGCTCACAGATGATGAGTGGGCGGATCTGATTCCCGGTTACGGTTCTGGCGCGTTCAGTGTCCGTCCCCGTTTCGTTCCCGACACCGGCCCGTCGATGGCGTGGCCATGAGTGGCCCGCTGCGCGTCATTGCTGCTGGTCGACGTGCCGCTGAAAGGATGATGACGGCCACGGCTGTCGTCCGCCGGCAGACGGGCACGGAGACTGTCGGCTACGAGGTGGTTCCGGTGTTCGAGACCATCTATGCGGGCAAGTGCAAGCCGCAGACGTTCCGCCCGCAGGAGTCCAGTGCGGGCTCCCAGTCCGGCGCCACCCATACAGTCACCCGCTCGGAGGTTCACTTCCCGGTGGGTGCTTTTGTGGCGAAGGTGGGTGATGTGGTCACGATTGCGCATTCCACCTACAACGAGCTGCTCGAGGATCGTTCTTTCCGTGTCGTCGACGACGATCTTGTGTCGGAGCATCCGACGGCTTACCACGTTCCTGTTACCCGTAACGCCGCCGAGTCGGTTCCCCCTGTGGGGCCGTGATGGGCGGCTTTGAGGTTGACATGTCGGAGGTGCGCGCGTTCGCAGCGGATATGCGGCAGGTCGACGGGTCCCTGAATCGTTGGCTGAAACCGGCGGTAGTAAAGGGTGGCGTCAACATCAAGGCGCAGCTTCGGTCTGAGGCTAACGAGTCCAGGCATTTCCGGTTCGCGTCGGCAATCAACTACGACTTGATTGACGGTGGTCTTGGTGTCGAGGTTGGTCCCGAGAAGGGTTCTCCTGGTTCCTTGGGGAACATTGCCTATTTCGGCACCAGTCGTGGCGGCGGGACTGTGTCTGATCCTCGTGGCGCTCTGGACGCGGAGGCCCCCAAGTTTGCGGAGGCTCTGGCTGACATTGCGGAGAGGTTGCTGGGGAAATGATTGCCGAACTGGAAGCCATCAAGGCGCACCTCGAGGCCGTGTTGTCTCCGCTCACCGGGCACATCGCCGACGCGGGCGACGCCATTGGTCCCTACTTCATTGTGTGGGCTGGCGTCGGGGACATGCCTGCCGACGAGTCCTCTGGTGGGCCCTGTGGGGAGTTCAGCGGGCAGGTCGGTATCACTGGCACGGCAATGTCCCCGAAGGCTGCCTTGAACATTGCCCACGACGCGCTACAGGCCCTCACGCCGGGTCGCGCGCCCCGCTCCCTTCCCGGTGTCACTGGGCGTCACGTGGAGCTGTCCTATGTCGGCTCCAGGCCGGTGCAGGTGGACCGCTCTGTCACTGGTGTCGTGTCCAACACTCATCCCGCATACGCCGTCGTGCTCTTCGACGTGCATTCCCAACCACTCAACTGAAAAGAAAGCGAGGCTCGCGATGGCCCACATTCGCGTCTACGACAAGACCACTGGGGAAGAGGCCGCACGCCTCATCCCTGAGCACTGGCTGGGGAATCCCCTGCTGGGCGGGAACTACGCCCGCACCAAGCCCACGGAGGCAGCCATGAAGGCGGCCGCCACCGACGCCAAGGCCGCGGCCAAGGCAGAGAAGGAGAACTGACATGCCAGGAGTGAAGACCCTTGCTGATGCTCGGCAGAAGCTGACCATCCTGACCGTCCCCCCTGCGGACATCAACGCCATCACCCTGGTTGAGCTGACGGCGGGTATCGACGCATCCTGCCAGGTCGCCAAGAACGGCACCCGATTCAGTGCGACCGCATCGAACACGGTGTCTGATCCGGCGTACTGCGACGAGGTGGAGGTACAGGAGTACGGTGCCTCGAACTATGAGGCGTCGATCTCGCCGTACTGGTACCTCGACCCGCTGACGGGCAAGTATGACATCACTGACAATCCGGTGTACGAGGCCGCACGGGAGAAGGGGACCCGTCTCACGTACGTGCATCGCGACGGCCCCAAGTATGACCTGCCGTGGGAAGCCGCGGACATTTACGACGCGTACGAGGCAGTGTCGGACAATCCGCAGCGCCCGTCCGAGTCTGGCGCGAATGTGAAGCGCATGATCCCGCTGTCGGTGCACCGCGCCGCCCTCCACAAGCCGGTCGTCACTGGCGTCTAATCGTCGCGCTTTTCGTTGAGCTCCCATCTCTGTCGTGCTTTCACGGGTCGCGACAGGGGTGGGCACAACCCGTGAACCCGTGGACCGTGAAGGAGATTTGAAATGCCCGAGGAAATCGTTGATGAGTCGTATGACGAGCCGACCGCCGAAGCTGAGACGGATGAGGCCTATGGCGGCCCCGATTCGCTCGCCGAGGATGCCGTGGTTGGTGTGGCCGACCTGCACCCGAAGACGTTCGACATGGCCCTATGGCTGTCCGGTGTGCAGCCTGTCCGCCGCTCGCACACCATGTACGCCCGGGCCGACCTGCTGGCGCAGATCGACGAGCTGGCCGCGCTGGAGCAGGTGACCCCTGCCGGTGAAGCAAACAAGGCGCTGCTGGACGAGGCCGTTGCTTTGACGGATCAGATCAAGGCGTCCGGCATTACTTTCGTGATCGAAGGCAAGACTGCGACGTGGGAGGCCGCGTTCCGCAAGTCCCTCGATGATGCGAAGATCACAGACACGGTGGAGCGTTCCATCTCGCAGCTTGTCGCCCAGATCGTGGAGCCTGTCGTCACCTATGAGGACATGGCGTTCATTGCCGAGTCCCGCGAGCCGGAGGTGGCGAAGATGTTGACCGTGTTGGCCGATGCGAACCATCGCCCGGTGATCCTGAATCCGCGTTTTTTGCGCGGTGCCTCCGCCTGACTGAGAACCGGTGGGTGCGTGACGCACTCACTGCTGCCCGTGAATGGAAGGCGCGCCCATCGACGATGCTGGGCGTGCTGGACGCGGGCACATGGTCGGAGGCTGACCGTTTCCTTGCTCAAGCGCTGACACTCCACGACATGGACTTGTGCCCTGGGCGCTGCGGGTTCTACCTCGATGAAACCTCAGATCAAG